GACGTACATGGCCTTGCAACTGCAGGTCCATCTGGTGCAAGTGGCGGTACTATTGTTGGAACCACTGCTTCACAAACATTGACCAATAAGACCATAACTGGTGGAACTGTTAATGCAACTACTCTCCAGCAAGGTGGTGTGGCTGCTGTACTTTCAACAGACTCAAGGCTAAACCCAGTTGGTATTGTATCTCCATTTGCAGGATCTTCTGCTCCTACTGGTTGGTTGCTTTGTGATGGTACCGCTATTAGTCGTACTACCTACTCTGCGCTTTTTGGTGTAGTTGGTACAACTTACGGCGCTGGTGATGCGTCAACTACATTCAATGTTCCTGACCTTCGTGGTCGCACACCTATTGGTGCTGGCACTGGTGCTGGTTTAACTGCACGTACGCTTGGAGCTACAACTGGTGTTGAATCTGTAACGCTCACCGCAGCACAGTCTGGTCTTCCAGCCCACACTCACACCAACAGTGCATCTACTACAACAACTGGTGGTAGCCACGGCCACACGGCAACTGGTAGCACTTCAATAACTGGTGGTTCCCACGCACACGGTCACGACATTTCTGCTTCTGGTGGAGGTTCACATACTCACGATGTAAATGGTTCTACTACAGCAGGAAACGATCACGATCACGCAAATGGTGCAGGAAGAACAGAAACTGCAGCTGAAGGTATTGGTGAGTCTAATGCTAGTATTGGACTAGCCACTTTAAGTGGTGCTGCTAATACAACTGGTTCTGCTCACAGTCACACCATGAGTGGTGGAGTATCCACAAGTGACAGCCACTCTCACGGTGCGTCAACAAGTGTAACTGTTGCAGACTCAACAAGCCACTCACACACCGCAGCTACAACGGTAACGATTGATAACAACGCTGCAACTGGCGCTTCCGCTTCACACGAAAACATGCAACCATCTTTGGTTCTTAACTACATCATCAAGCACTAAGGACTGACATGGCTGAATACAGCATTACAGAAGATCCAGTCAATCCCATAGGCCTTCCGCCTCAATCTAATATTCTATACACAAATCAAAACAATGTGTATGACATAGCTATTGGTGGTGAGCCATTCTTCTTGGGTGCCTCGGATAAATATCCGTACCACAGAGAGACTGCATCCTATAAACGACAGCAGTTAGATCTCACCCAACAACCAGGTGAGCAGACCTTTGAAGGCTGGTGGCTACGGTCCCAGTCTTCTTGGCATTTAGGTGCAGGTGTTAATTACCTTGAACCATTGCAGGGTGACGATGTTATCTACCGATTTAACAAATCAAATGGTGTAGATGTATGGACTCCAGGTGAAGCAACATTACTGCCTGACATAGTTAATGTATTAGCAATATCTGGTGAAAGCCATGCCATTGGTGGCATTGACGGTAATAACGAATCTTGCGTATTTGTATCTGACGGTTCAGCACTTAAGCGCGTTGCACCTACTGGCTCTACTGGATCTGTAACTACAGTAACCTACGGTGGCTCAGGCTCTGACATAGTTGACATTACCCAAGATGGTACAAGTTACTACGCAGCTAATAGCACTGGTATTTACAAGGGTTTGCTAACTGGCGCAGGCACTGGAGTTAAAGTCTGGGACACTGGCACAGCTAAAGTATCTATGGGTTGGGTTAAGCAACGTCTATTTGCTGGTATTGGCACATCACTTTATGAACTAATTGGAACTGGCCCTACTTTACCTTCCCCTATCTATACACATCCAAACTCAAACTGGACATGGACTTCTATTGTTGAAGGTCCAACTGCAATCTATGCTTCGGGCTTTGCAGGTACAGCTTCTGCTATCTACAAGATAAGCCTTGATGCAGATGGTACTTTACCTACGTTAACCTCTGCCGTAACAGCAGCAGACTTTCCAGATGAAGAGCATGTAACTAGCCTTGGTACATACCTTGGTAAGTATATGCTTATTGGAACTAACAAGGGTGTACGTGTAGGTCTAATAGATACCGCAGGTAACATTGCCTATGGCGGTCTAACCTATAACCAGGATTCAAATGACCATGTTACTAGCTTTGCTTTCCAAGATCGCTTTGCTTACGCAACCGTAACTCAAGACATTGATGGTAAGTCTGGTCTTATTCGCATTGATCTATCTACACCCAACAGTGATGGGTTACACCCATGGGCTAATGACCTTTCTTCAACAGCAACTGGTAACTGCAATAACGTGGTGTTCATTGGTGAGACCAATCGCCTTGCCTTTGTGGTTGAAGGTAGCGGTCTGTACTTTCAGCACCCAACTCAATTAGTTGCATCTGGTTACATAGATACTGGTGCTATTCGCTACAACACTATGGAGAAAAAACACTTTAAGTTAATTAAGGTGCGCGTTACTTCCCCATTCCAGGGAACTGTAGCTATCTCAACGATTGCTAAAGATGGAGACGTAGCCAGCATCATTACCGTAGGTAGTGAAGCATCGGCAGATCAAGACTTTACAACTAACATATACACAGCTCAAGAGCAACTAGCGTTTAGGTTTACCCTAGGTCGTAGTTCTACTGACAGCACTAAGGGTGGCGGTATTGTTGGTTACCAAGTTAAGGCATTGCCTGCCAATAAACGCACTCGTAGCATCTCGGTACCTTTGTTGTGCTACGACTTTGAGCAAGATCGCAACAACATCATGGTTGGTTGGGATGGCCGTGCTTGGTCACGTCTATCAAGAATAGAAGAAATTGAATCTAATGGTAACACCATTACAATTCAAGACTTTACTAGCGGTGAGCAGGTTGAAGGTCTTATTGAAAAGATTACTTTTGACCGCATTTCTCCACCTGACCGTAGGTTCCAGGGCTTTGGTGGAATTATCTATGTAATGATTCGGACAACCTAATGGGTATCGAATACTGGGCAAGTGTTGCACAAATATCATCTGTTGTAGGGGGCATGTTGTTTGCGTTATGGAAGATCTGGCGAAAGATAGATCAACACCAAGCAAACAGTGCAGCTCGATCAGATGTTCTAGAAGTAAGACTTGATCGCATTGAATCCCAGTTTGGACCTAATGGCGGTGGCCTGCGTGAAGCAGTTAATCGTATTTCATACGACATAAACAGTATGGATAAGAAACTCGATGGAGTTAGTAGAGAAGTATCTGAACTCAAGGGTGAGTTTAGACAACATGTAAAAGAGAGTGGAGAATAAATGTTAGAGATCGGCAAGAAGATAGTGGCAGCCTTTGCGGTTGCTTGCCTCGGCGTTATTGGTGCTGGTTCTATCCTCGGTGTTGAGGTATGGAAGTCTGCAGCTATGGCTGGTATCGGTGCTTGTGCAGTTATCGTTGAAAAGTTATGTCGTGCATACCTGGAAGATGGCAAGCTAACTAACGAAGAAGTAGACGAGATCTTTGCATCCTACGAAAAAGGTTCCAAGAAGTAATTGAATAAACTATTCCGCTTAGGGATTGTTTTATTTGTAATAAGTATGTTCATGGTGTCCTCACCAGCAAGTGCCAACGTGGTGTGTAATACCTATACATACCGTGGTGATGATGACTCTGCATTTGCAGCTAACCTACCCTTTAGTCTTTCATTAGGTAGCACAGAATACAATAATGTGTACGTGTCAACTAATGCAACGCTAACCTTTGGCAGACCTGACGGTACCTTTCACGACTACCCTCAGACACCATCGGTATCCGTTGCAGGATATGACTGGGTAAGTTTCGGTGAAGGTGCATACCTATCGTTTGGTTCGACAGAGAATACCTTTTGTGCTGAGTGGAGTGTTAGACCATTCCCTCAATCAACAGGTGAACTAACTCAGATCAGGTTGGTAATCAATCGTGCATCTGATGGTGGTTGGCATGGAGAGATAGTTACCTTTGGGTGGCTACCTAACAACGTAAGGCGTGGCATTAGGTTTGAGCAGGGTCAACCTGTTGTACCTATGGAAGCTGCCTTTGATGTTAATGGTGGTGTACCCGTAGAGGTACCACCAGCACCTGCTCCACCATCATTCACGGAACCGCCAGTGCTACCTACGCCAAGCCCTGAACCAGTCCCAAGCATCGTACCAAGCTTGGACCCAGAGCCAACGCCAATACCTGAACCTACTCAAAGTGAATCACCTTCCCCAGAACCTACAGTAGAACCAAGTCCTACCCCTACTGAAATTGTAGCTGAACCTACCCCCACTCAAGAGGTAGTGACACCAGTACCCATAGAGCCAACCCCTACCCCAACACCAGAGGTTAAGCCTACCCCTTCCCCTAGTCCTACAGTAGAAGAATTAGCCCCAGAAATAACCCCAGAACCACAGCCTACAATGGCTGTTCCTGCCCCTGTAAGCAACGTAGAGACGTTTTTAGCCCAAGTTGATATCCAAGTACCAACCTACCTAGAAAACGTACCTGGTGTCGTACAGTTGGCGCAGGCTGCGGAGTCAATCATGGCTATAGGTAGTGACATGACACCTGAAGAACGAGAGGAATCTCAGGGTGTCGTAGTTGCTGCCGTTATTGTAAGCCAATTAGCCCAGATCAGGAGACTCAAGTAATTGTTTAACAGGCTAAAGAAATACTTGAAAGAAATCACAGCAGAAATATACACCTTATGCGGCCTCGCCATAGCTTACTTTACGTTAGACGGCAGTGCCAAAAAGGTTACAGGAATCATAGCAATAGTTAGTTTCCTTGTATGGCTAGTAACAATACCACTAAGAGAAGAGGATGAAGACTAATGGCTTCACCAATGAAAGATCCAAAGTACAAGGTCACGACACCGTTCGGAGTCAAGGGCGATCGCTGGTCCTCTGGCCGCCACGAAGGAGTAGACTACGCAGCACCAGTAGGCGCAGTTGTTGTTGCTCCTGTTGATGGCAAGGTCGTCAAGGTTGGTCAGTGCTGGGGCGCAGCCTTCGGTAAGAACTCGGTGCTTGTAAAGGTAAAGGGTGGACACCTATTGTTTGCTCACTTGGCTTCACATAGCTGCAAGGTTGGCCAGGAACTTAAGACTGGAGATGTTATTGGTAAGTGCGGTAAGGACGGAAATGTCACAGGTCCACACTTACACATGGAACTTCAGAAGGGCCCAGGCTGGGTCAAAGGCGGAGGCCTAGATCCAAAAGCAATCATCGAGGCGTAATTGTTTCGCAAGGCAATAGGGATATCTTTAAGTATTGCTCTAGTTCTTACGTTATCGGCATCTCAAGCTGATGCTGGCAACAGCAAGTTAAAGAAAGATACGAGCACGGTATCCCTAAAAACTGGAAAGTGGACCAACGTACCATTTGAAGGTGGCAATTCGTTTAGCTTAAACGGAGAGCGAGCACTATGGTTATCGCAACTACACGTACAGTGTGAGAAAAGACCACGGTACATAAAGATGCGGTACGCCAGGGAATTACCTAACGGTAAGCTTGACACCACTGGAACTAACACCTGGGCTTGGCCCAAGGGTGTAAAGGTATGGCAAGGTACATTAGTTTGGGAAACCAAGAGCACCTACCCTATGACAGTTCAGTACAAGATCATGGGTGGTAGTGGATGTAGCTCATCCAACCGTCAGTTCAAATGGTGGCAACCAGGAGAGCCAGTTCCGTTAGACATGCAATAGCAAGAGACTTGAGGGTCACTTGGTACTTCGGTATCAGGTGGCCCTCTTTTTTGTTGTCTATAGGCAGGACTAAGGGGTTTACCAACCATGGCCTTGTTGGGTGGTGTAACCACCCTACCTGTTTACTCGCTGTCGCTCGTATTATACTCACACCCTCAAGGAACCTGTCAAATCACGGCGTTACCAAGCCAGTTTGCATTGTGTACTGGCTGGGTGTACAGTGTGTGACATGGGAATAATAAAAGAAACAACGATAGGACATAGATCCTTCTCGTCATTTACATCCTGGGTCAAGTGCGGTAAGTCATGGCAACTTGAACGGGAGCTGAAGGTACCCACTGATACAGCGTGGTACTTTGTCGGAGGGTCAGCCTTCCACCTAGCAGTAGAGCGTTACCTCAAGGGGGAACTACCTGATGCTTAACATCAAACTATTATGGGAACAGGCTTTCAATGAAAGCATTGGTGCCGAGCAAGAGAAGTACGGCACTAACCCTGTTGATTGGAAGGCATCTGGTAGAACCAGTAAGGCTTGGCCTAACAAAGAGAACGGTGACTGGTGGGCTGAGAAGGGACCAGAGATGGTCGGTAACTTCATTGACTTCTGGGAGCAGTCAGGTTGGCAAGTATGGGAAACACCTGAAGGTATCAAGGCCATTGAACTGCAACTCAACATTGACTACGGTGACGTACGTATTAAGGCTTTCGTTGACCTTGTTGCTGTCACTCCTGATGGTGAACTTGTAGTCATTGACTTTAAGACTGGTGCCAACATGCCAACCAATGCGATGCAGCTAGCGCTGTACGCCTGCAGTATTGAGAAGCAGTTTGGCATACGCCCAAGTCAGGGTTATTATTACGACGCACGCAATGTCATGCTGTTACCAGCCGAAGGCTTTAACAACTGGACATACCCACTGTTTACTGAACTGTTTAGGCAGTTCGAGTTTGCAGTAGAGAACAAGATCTTCTTGCCAAACTTGAGCATGATGTGTAGCTATTGCTCAGTGAAAGACTTTTGCTACGCTTACGGCGGAGACTTCAAGGATGCCGTAGATCCATTAGCACTAATCGCACACCCAAAGGAAACAAATGTTTAACAACAGCCGAAAGAAAATCCAGATCCTACAAGATGAGTTGTACATTGTAAGACTAGAGAACGCATCACTTCGTTCACGTCTTGCAAAGGCAACACCTAAACAACCAGTAGTCAGAAAAACCACAAAGAAAGAAGCTAAGTAATGAGCGCACCAGAGAGCACTAAGTTCCAGGCCAACTTCAAGACAGCATCGGGTGCACTGTACAACGTGTATGCCAGCAGTACAGAAGAGTTCATCAGCGCACTCAATGACATGGGTGACCTAGTTGCAGTAATCACATCCGTTGAGCAGGCCCTGGCCACAGGTCAGACCATTGCCCAGCACATCCCACTAGCACCTGCATCACAGCAAGCTGCTCCAGTGCAGGCACCAGCACCAGTACAGCAACCAGTTCAGGATGCTTCATCAGCTGCACCATCTACACCAATGTGCCGTCACGGCGCAATGGAATGGAAGACTGGTAGCAAGAATGGCAAGGACTGGAAAGCCTGGATGTGTTCAGCGGCAAAGGGTGCGGCTGACAAGTGTGATCCACAGTGGGTCCGATAGTCCATGACCGTACGCAAGGGAACTAAGGTACACCCTGCGTCGTTTGAAATAGTGCTCAAGTTAAAAGATCACTGGGGTTTTACTTATGAAGACCTCAGTGATCTACTTGACGTTACTCCGTCGCGGGTACAGCAAATAGTATTACACCAACGCAAGAGAGGATTAGACGATGTTGACTCTCGCTCAAGCAGCGAACAAGCAAAAGAGTGGAGCTCAATTACTTCCTGATCTATTCCCTGCGTTGGCTAATGATGGTGTCAGGTTCCGTAGGGGACAGGTCACTATGATTGCAGGTCAACCCAATAGTGGTAAGTCACTGCTTGCTTTGTTCTATGCGGTTAAGTCAGATGTACCAACACTGTACGTCAGTGCTGATACAGATGCCTATACCACAGCGATCCGAGCTGCCGCAGTTATCACAGGTAACCAAGTGTCCAGTGTTGAAGAATCATTTAACAGTGGCAATGGGTATGAGTTTTACCAGGACGAACTGGAAACATTGAAGAACTTACAGTTCAGCTTTGACCCATCACCTACCTTGGACGACATTGACCTGTCTATCCAGGCCTACGGTGAAGCGTTCGGGGAATACCCACACCTGATTATCATTGACAACTTGATGAACGTAGCTGCACTACATGACAACGAGTGGACTGGTATGCGTGACATAGCCAAGGCTATGCACCACGTGGCCAGACAAACAGAAGCTGCAGTATTCCTGTTGCACCATACGTCCGAGGGTGAAGGTAGACCAGAGCTACCACCATCACGCAAGTCTATTCAAGGTAAGATTAGTCAGTTACCTGAGATGATCCTTACTGTAGCAATGGACCATGACACTAATGAGTACCGTATAGCGTGTGTTAAGAATCGCTTTGCTAAGAACTCAGCAAGTGGTGCCAACTTCACGGTGTTGTATGCTGATGCTTCACGCATGACGCTATACAATGACCGTCAAGGTGGTAACAATGCAGAATACTGGAGAGGATTATCGTGAGCTACAAAGTTTATGTAACTAAAGATTGCCCGCACTGCAAGAAGGGTGGGATGCTAACCATTTGGGAACACGACATGGATAGGTATCTTAATGGAGCCAATGCTCAAGATGCTTTTCCTGATTTGATAGCACCAATTCGTGAGCAAATAATTAGTGGCACTCACCCTAAATGTTGGGATGAAATGTTTGAAGGTTGGGATGATGGCCAGGAGTAAGCAAGCTGCGGCTAAGGCACGTGGCTCACAGTTTGAGACAGGTGTACTTAAGTGGCTACGCACCAAAGGTGTAACTGCTGAACGGCTACGCCTGGCAGGTAAGGCTGATGAAGGTGACATTGTTTGCTTTGTATCTGGCCAACCCTATGTGTTGGAACTCAAGGCAACAGCGAAGCTGGACTTGCCTGGGTTCTGGCGTGAAGCGGTAGTCGAAGCAGAGAACTACGCAAAGGCACGGGGCATTACTCCGACACCACCAGCGTACGTTATTGTCAAGCGACGCAATGCAAGCATTGACCAGGCATGGGTAGTACAAACCCTTGAGCAATGGATAGGACAGCAGTGAATAAAAAACAATGGAATGAACGTGCCGATTGGGTACAGTACGGTATCCAAAAGGGGTGGGTAACAGATAGTATCTGCGCTACCCATGATGGAACTTATGATTACGCAACTGATGAAGAGCGTGAGCAATGGGATGAGGGTGGAGATCCATGCGACCTGGTGCTCAAGCTATTATGACCGACAAGCCTGACCTTGCTACGGTACTGGAGCACTACGGTGCAACAATACCTAACAAGTATGGCTACATCTCAATGCGGTGTGTACTGCATGAGGACACGCACTCAAGTGCAACAGTAAACATAGACAAGCAACGATACCATTGCTTTGTTTGCCAGTTCGATGGCGATGTATATGACGTGGTATCCAAGAAGGAAGAGATAGGTTTTAGAGATGCTGTCACAAGAGCAGAAGCTATTGCTAACGGAAACCGCAGAGAAGTACGTCAGCACACTGGATCAAGCAACGGCCTCTTACCTGCTAGGGCGAGGAATAACAAAGGAAGCCGCAGGTACGTTCCGCCTAGGTACAGTAAATGACCCCGCGCCTGGCCATGAGCATGCTGTTGGGTGCCTTAGTATCCCTTATCGTACTCCCACTGGGATTGTTGGTATCAAGTTTCGTAAAGTTGACGGAGGCTCTCCTAAATATTTATGGCCAACTGGTCAAAAGGTTGGGATGTATAACGTCATTGACCTGCATGAAAGCTCAGATGTTATTGCTATCTGCGAGGGTGAACTTGATACCTTGGTTATGTCTGCTCTTGTGGGTGTGCCTGCTGTGGGTATTGCTGGCGTGAGCCAGTGGAAGCCACACTTTCCTAAGATGTTCGAGGGGTTTGATCGTATCGTTATCTTTGCAGACAATGACCTTAAGGAAGATGGCCGTAACCCTGGCATGGAGCTGGCCAAGCGCATCAAAGAGGACTTGGATAAGGCAGTGGTTATCTCACTACCTGAAAACAATGACGTGAACCAGGTGTTCCTAGATGGTGGAGAAGAATGGTTGCGTGAGAGGGCGTTGGCATGACGATCATAGTGGGCATAGCCCATGATGGTAAGGTTTACATGGCTGGTGACCGTGGCATGTCAGACAAAGAGTTCATAGGTAGCATGGTTGCACCTAAGATACACAAGGTTGGACCCATAATTATGGGTTACTCTGCATCCCAAGGTACTGGTCAGCTAGCCCACCTGATTACCTACCCCAAGCCAGTGTATGAGAACCTTGAAGCCTGGCTACGCATAGATTTCTGTGATGCAATACAAAAGGCAGCTGATTTATTCAAGATAGACATTAACTCCGAGGATAACGGAGCTGATTTCCTTGTTGGCATAGATGGCAGGCTCTTTGAGATCAGTACCGAGGACTGGTCAGTGGCAGAATACGACATGATAGCCAATGGCTCAGGCTACGCCTATGCAATGGGCTCACTGTTCAGTACACGTGACTGGGATAGCCCACGTAACCGTGTCAGAGAGGCTGTGAAGGCCTCTATTCGGTACTCCCCTACGTGCCAGGGTCCAATAGATACTCTCGTTCTATGATTTACACGTATTACGGAGGCCCTGCTGATGGAGCTGAGATCCCTGCGTTTTTAGCCAAACAAGACTATCTTATTGTT